AGCGCACGCCATGTCCGCGTCGGGATTCACGCCTGCCGGTGCGAACTTGCCCGTTGCGACCGTCTTGTCGCCCTGAATCTGGATGTCGGTGACGATGCCAATGGGGAAGCTCTGGTAGTTGTGCGCCCATAGGACCACGGGATTGAGGTCGTAGTATTTGAAGTCCCACGTGGCCTGGTCGAGGGAGTCGCCCTGGCGGTCCTCGTCCGACGTGCTCATGACCACTTCAAAGCTCCGGTCGTCGCCGGATGCCTTCACGGTTGTTACGAAATCTGAAATCGCCTGGTCCTGAAGCTTCGCCTTCAGTTCCTTTGCGAGGTCAGCCGAGAATAGTTTTAGAGCTTCCTCATTCATTTACTCGTGGGTTAGTAGGGAAGTTGATCGAAGGTGATACGAAATATGGTGGAGGTTGGAACCGAAAGCGCGGCGGGGATGATGTTCGAGTACGCGACCGTTGCCGTGCCCGTTGCTCCGTTTGTGGAGGTGAGAACGCAACCAGAAACGTAGACGGTCGTTGTCGCCGCGCTACCACTGCAGATCGCGCCTACTGAAAGCCCGGCGGTCTCGGGAAGAGCAAGTGAGGTCGTCGCGGACGAGGTCGTCGCACCGAACGCGCCGAGGGTGACTACTGCGGACGGGGTGCCGGATGCGGTGATGTATTCCGTGAGGCCGTGGTACTGGTCCGGAGCACCGATACTGAGGCCGTTCTCGTCATTGGACGAAAGCGAACCTGCCGGCTGGACGTATCCGTTGCCGGTGAGCCCTCCCGACGCGCTACCCGTTACGAGGGTGCTCGGCAGAACGCCGCCCGCGAAATCTCCGCCGAGGGTCGGCTGGATCAATTGTGCAATGCCGAATCCGGCAAAACCGCACAGGACTCCTCCGAGCGCTACTGCTACTACTACGAGCCCCACTTGAACCTGTTTACTCATGGATTGTTTTTGTGATTTATACGGGTATCGACGCTTTGTTTATTACCTTCAGTCTAGCGAGAAGCCTGGTTTTTACTATGTGCATAAGTTTTCGGGTGCGTGTTCCATTTCTTTCGCGCTCGCGCCTGCTTGCACATGACGCAAGTCGGATGAGGGACACCGGGCTTTCGCTGAAGCGTGGTGCCGCATCCTCCCGAGCATTGCACGCTCACATAGTTCGTTGATTTGAGGTTTCGTGGCATTCGTCAGTTATTAGAAACCGGCAATGCCGGATTGACGACTATTTGTATGCCTGACCATGTGAGCACTTCGCTCGAACTCCATGTCGCGGTGATCGCTGCAATGAACGTGCCTGGGTTCGGAAAGTCGCCGGCTGCCGGTGTGTAGTGGCACGTTCCCGCCGTGGGGCTGTCGATCGTCATTGCGCCCGTCTGCGTGAGAAGCGTCTCGTCCGGGTCTTGCGCGGACTGGACCTTGAACGATAGCGTTGCGCCCGTGAGGTTCACGGCGTTGCCGTTGCCGTCCTCAAGTGTGAAGGGGATCTGGTAGCCGTAATCGTTCTGGGTGATTTGTATCGGTTGGATCATAGTTCGAGGGTGGTGTTATTCGTTTGTGGGTTTGTGAGTCTGCTGTTCCGGAAGCGGAGCAAGAGCGCTTGTGGGATGCCGTAGGTGCTTCGTAGTATCCTCATGGCGAGGATGACGACGGGGCCGATGATCCCGGTCTGCCGGGGTGTCGCATAAACATTCGTGCCGTATCCAGAGAAGCCGTACATTAGACTTTGTTTTCGCAGTTTTCGCAGAACGACCTTTTACTGTCCCAATCGTAAATCGGCGCGCCACAGCACTTTGAGCGAAGTCCGAGGAAGATGAGGAGATATTTCATCAGCGGTTGAATATAGCGAATTGTGGATAGGGAGAATTGTCTGGACTCATCGCGGGGACTGTTGTCGTTGCGGAAAGAACACCACCCACCGAGGCGTTTCCAGTAGCGGCGTTCCAGAGATAGAACTCGTTACCGCTCGCCGCCATCTTCCCCGTCGTACTTGAGCCAGTTATCCCGATGAGATATTCGCCAGGCTGAAGCAGTACGCTGCCTTGTGTCGATGTAGCTATCTGTTTTCCGCCGTTCACCAATGTGTTTGCGCCCGCATTAAACACAAGGGTTGCGACCGTCGAGGTGTTGGAGTTTATTTTATAAAGTCCGATGTCATATTTATCTGTCGTTGAGGCATCGGTGGTTCTGGTGTACCACATGATGGCATCTGCCTGTATCGGGTTCTCGATGATCACGGGGCCGGTAAGAATGTCCGTATTAGCACCCCAGAGGTTCACGCTGCCGTTGTTGACGCCGTTCGAAGTATAGGGCGAATACCATTGCTGTATCGGTTCTGTTGATAATGCGCCCGTGGAACTCACCATCGTCATACCACCGACCACATAGGGCGTTGTCGTAGCTGCCCCACCTCCTCCTCCTGACGGAGTGGAAGTCGTGATGAGTTGTCCGGATCCATTCGTCGCCACGAAGGAATTATTTGCAAGACCGGTCTGAATCGTGCCCGTTGCGGTGAGATTTACCGTAAATACATTTGCCATGGGTTGGGTTGAAAGACCAAGATTCAAAACATCACCCCCTGCGAAGTTGGTATCCTGTCCTTGAAGTGCCGACCATGATCCGACAAAGAGGTTCGTGATATTGCTGTCATTCTTGTTTGTTCCGAGGAACGTGAGCCACGGATACGTCCCCGAATAACTATGGAATCCGTTTACGCAATTATCGAATGAATCGTCTTGTATCGTCACCCACGGATTTCCACCGCCCAAGTTATCGAACTCGAAGCAATCGACAGATGAGGTTGCGGAGAATGGGTTATTGTTGGTCATCTGGTCGGCAATGAAATCAACGTGATCTTCGCTGTCGAGGTTGACCTGCCACGTGTTTGATTCAAACAGCGAGTTTTGAACTGTCATAGCGCGCGAAGGAACCGTCATTTGAAGTCCCGTCGTAGAAGCTACGCCATTGTTCGAGTGGAACAGGTCATTGAGCATCGTAATGCGCGCGATGGCCGCAGGACTTCCCTGATCTGCATCGGCTCCGAAAAGCCATGCCACGCTACTGGCATTTGATAACGCGGCGGTATCGTTTTGGAAGTTCACATTGCCATAGGTATTCTCCAGACCTTCTTCACCGTAGTATGCTGCGATGTACGGATTGTTGCAGATGTCGTTGAAGATAAGGGGGCGGTCGAGGTCTTCCAATTGGTAACAGTACCCTCCATAGTTCACGCTGTTATTTTCAATGAAACTGCCATTCCCAAGCCCATCAACCTTCACGCAAGCAATGGTCGAGGTTGCGTTGGCACAAGTGAAATTGATCCCCGTAAGGCCGACATTCGTCAGCAACCCTCCTCCTGTTTGGCGCGTGCCGATCTGAATGATGGGAGTTGAAGTGACAGCGCTTGTCCAATTTGTTGTTCCGGCGCCTTGGCCTTCTATGACGATGTTGTTTGAAAACTCTTTTACCGATGTTGCCACTCCGTTTACTTGATACCCGAACGTGCCGTTTGACATATCTATAGTCCCTCCCGTCGTCGAGGCAGCCGTGATCGCAGATTGGACACATGTATCGTCCGTGGTAGAGGTGCAAATATATTGAGCGATGTTTTTCTGCGATTGTGGAGCATTGGAGGCGGCGACGTAGTAGATAGAATCAGTCCCCGTCGCAACGGAAGTGAGACATGAAACATTCGTAGGATTCCCGCTAGAGTTCGTGCCGACGCAGGTGAAGCTCTTGTACTGATTCAACATAAGTGATCCATTGAACGTGGATGAGGCGAACTGTGCCGTCCCCGATGACTGGTTCAAAGGGCCATATACATTGGTGGTATCAATGTTTGAGTTCGATCCTATGTTCACCGTGCCAGGCGCGCGGGTATCGAGATTGACTGGCGCACCATCCACTTCCCACGGACAGAATGAGGAACTATAGCAGTATGTCTCGATGCCTCCGCTGCCGTCATTGCTGATGCCGAAGTATTGGTTGCCAGACCCATTCACGTAGACCGTGAGGTTTGTTCCTACGATGCCTCCAAGTGCATTGATATAAGCTTCTAGGGTAGAGCCGTTGAAAATATCGAGTGCATTCGCTTGCCCAGAGGTCGTAAGAATATCGAGCGCAGAGCTTGTCGGATATACGGGGCCACCAGTCGTCGAAGCGAACGGCCCAATCGCCACCGTGCCGGCGGGATTGAGTTGTTCGATGAAGGTCGTATTGGTTGCCTCCGAGAGATTCGGATTTGAATAGTTCGTCCAGAATCCGATGCGGAGCGGTTCGAAGTTGAGCGTCGAAGTGGACTTCCACTGGATCTCATCAAAATAAGGAACGGCGCAATTTGAGGGCTGAAGCATCGTGGAGGTGCCATAGCACTGATTCGAGAAATCCCACGCGATTGAACCTGATGCGTTGCCACGGGAAAGGGTGAGGTCGGCTTCCTGCGGAGTGGCCGCTGGAGCTTGGATGTTCAATATGGTCTGTTCGCCGTTGCCCGATCCACCCGTGTTCTGCACCTGGAGATCACCATTTGAATCTTGGGTGAGCTGGAGATTTGTGCCGTTTATCTGCACCGTGGGATAGAGCGTGACCGTCGAAGTCCCTGTGGCACCGATGATGTTTCCGTTTGCCGTGCCCGTAGCATTGATGGAATTGAGCGCGAAGAATGATTGAGAATCTCCCGCATCGTTCACACCCGAATAGAGCGTGTATCCTCCCTGCCCCGTCGAGGTAACACCGTTATAGAGATTCAGTCCTGATCCTGAATACTGCGATGCGCTCGTGTTTTTCACCGCGATCAAAGGATAGGTCCCGTTGATCGTCATAGTATTCGTAGACGTGGAGATGACGACATCGGCATACCCGCACACCGTCGTGGTTCCGCAGTATATGGCGACGTACGTCGTGGTCGCGGCAGATACGGTTCCCGATCCGCCTGGCGTTCCGCACGCGACTGTTCCCGTCGCGCTGAATCCCGTGACGAACTGACCCCCGCCGCACGAAGAACCGAGATAAGACGACACATTACCGCTCGCGTCGTAAACGCCGAGCGAACTCGTCGCTATGTTGATCTTCCATGCGCCGCCGGAGAACTGGAGTGTTCCCGTGGTATTCGCGGGAAGGGCCTTGCCATTCAATCCTGTCACCGTGATGCTGTCGGTGATTGCAGTCGCCCCGCTTGCTGTGCCGGTAGCGTCACCGGAGATAGTGAAGGTGATGCTCTGGTTACCGGATATGCAGGTCACGGTAAGCGCTACTGTGCCGGTGGAGTTCGCCGCTGTCACACATCCCGTCCCCGTAAACGAGGTCACGCCAGTATTTGTGTAGGTCGTCGTAGTGTTCGTGGTGCTGGTCGCTTGGCTCTCCGATAGTCCCGTGCCCGCGGCGAAGGTGTAGGTCGGGATCGTTGGGAACGTGATGCTGCCGCACTGCGCGGTCCCGGTCGCGCTGATCGTATTGAGGAACTGATTGGCGCTGCACGTCACCGCCGAGCCGTTGTTCAAGCTGACGCTGATTGTGGTCGTCGCACCGCTCACTGTCGAGGTGACGCCGTTCGTTGCCGTGATGTTGTAGTTGGTCGCCTTGTTTCCGTTGACCGTAGGCCAGATAACCCCAAGGGTACTCGAAGTAATGGTGACCGTTCCCGAGCCGCCGTTCACTGTGTTCACGATCTGTGTGCTCGAAGGAACAAAGTCACGCGGGTTGTAGAGCTGCCATGTCCCGGCCCAATTGCCGGTATTTGTCGCGACGCCGGTCCCGGTTATCGTGATACCGCCGCTCGATGTAGCGACCTGACACGCGCCCGCACAGAGGATGTACGCAGGGGTGTAACTCGCGCTTCCGGTGCCGATGAGCACCTGGCCGGGCAGGGGTGTCGCCGTGGTGCCTGTCCCGCCGAGGGCAGGGGGAAACGCCGCAGCAACCGCATCAACCGCGCCTAATACGGCGAGAATGGCGATGAGGCTGAATACTACTACGGCGACTTTCTTCATTGATATTGTGCGGTGTGTGGTTGGCTGGATAGGGAAGCGGGCGGGGCGGTTATGTAAGTAATTGTGCCACCTAAGATGGTGTAGTCAATGCCTTGCTCCTGCGGCTGTCGCGCAAGCCGGAGCTGCACGGACGCCGAATCGAAGGGAACCGGGGAAATGGTGAAGACGGTGTTGTTGCCGTCGATCGTTCCCTGCACGTCAACGTACTGCCACGGCTTCTGGAGACTGGCGCCGATGTCCGTGATCATCTTCGCCGTGATGCCAAGGATCATTCGGTACGTCTTTCCTGCCGTGTTCTTGGTGGATGCGACGGTGCCTTCCTGACCTCGTTCTACTGTGAGGGTATTTCCGCTTACCGCAGTCACACGGACGATCTCCACATTCGGATCATCGGAAGGGTCGGCGAAGTCAGTGACGTTCCAATAGACCATATTGAATGGCGCGGTTGGCAAGGACGAGCCGCCTGCGCTCAACACTATGGAAGTAGCGGATTCGTCATAGCCCTGGCTGACGGTGAGCTTTATGAGGTTCGCTACGGAATCTAATGTCATGCGGCGCTAGTTGATGCTCACGTCTTCGGGACGCGCTACACAGTAACAATTCGGATGCAATGGAGGAGCGCCAACGTCGCCATAGCTTGCGGTCATCGTTGCATCGTCCGCTGTGAGCGTCGCGCCGCTATCCAAGAAGTTGCTCTCGATGCTTATGACCGTGCCGTCGAGCTGTTTGCAGAAAGGGCACGGATCGCCTGAGGCTGTGTACCACTTGATCGTCTTTACGACGCCCGACTGCTTCCACGTCTCTTTGAGCGATGCATTCGTCGTGCGGAAGGCTTCGGTCTTTGCGATCCGCTGTGCGCCGTAGTCATCCGCCGCGCCATAGACCTCGTCCACTGCGCTCGTGATGTCGGCAAGGCTGTCGCCTTTCGCAAGTCCCTCGTTGATCGCTTTCTCAAGTTGCGAGAGCACCGTGTTCTGGTAGCTGTCGGACATCTTGGCGATGGATTCGTGCAGCGCCTTCGCTGCAAGTTCGTCCGAGATCGGGTTCAGTTCCGGTTGGCCAAGCTCCGCTGCTGCGGCTTTGCTCTCGGTCTCGTAGAGCGATTCCATGATCGGGGTCATGGCGTCGGTCGTAATACCGATCCATTTTTGAAGGTCGAAAATCTTCGTCGGGTCTACCGCTTTCTCGATAGCGCCCGGAAGGTTGTCGGTCACTTCCTTGTACTGCTCGGCATTGATGCGACGGATCGATTCTGCGATCTCTTTCTCTGCTTCTATGGTTCGCTCGGTAGCAGCCTTGTGCGCGGCCTCGTCCATTTCCTTTGTCGAAAACTTGCGTGTCGGGTGGTCGAGCGCGTCCTTGACTGCTTTTGCCACCTTGTCGGCGAGGTCTTCGGACATCTTCGTCCGGATCTTCACCCGCTTCTGAAGCTTCGTACGGGCTGGCCGGAACGCTACACGCTGGCCGTTGGCCGCTCTCTCGCCACGGGCATGGTCAATCTCTGACTTGACGATCTTCCCGCTGCGGTTCGCCTCTGGAGTCACATCACCGTCGCCCGTTGGCTCGCCAGTCGGTGCCATTGCGGTCGGGTGCATGAGCTGATCGCCGCCGTCCACCGGCCCCAAGCCCATGAACTCGTCGCGCGCCTCGTTTACGGTAAGCACCGGCTGGCTGCCCACGGATGCCTGCATCTCTGTCGTCCTGGCCGCTCGGTCTTCCGGTACTGGGTCGATGAACGTGATGTAGAGGTCATCGCCGTAGCGCGGAACAAGCTTCTCGTTCAGGAAGCTGCAAATGAGGATCATGCGTGGCTTGATGACGCGCTTTGAGAACACGTAGTCCGCCGTTTCGGCGGTCGCGCGGTTCGTGTCGGATTCCGCGGTTCCGAGGATCGTCTTCGATACACCGAACATGGCAAGGATGCGGTCGCGGGAATCGAGCGACAAGTTGCGGAAGTCCATGTCCTTCGGGTTCGAGCCGATGCCCGTCCACTTCACGCCTTTGGGGAGGACAAGAATGCTGTTCATGTTGTCCACACCGACGTGCGTAGACTCAAAGCCGATCTTCAGTGACTCGGTCTGCGTCTCGGATACGAACTCGGTCTCAAGCACTCCTGCCGGGCGGGCGCCGTTCTGAAAGAACTTGCGGTTGAACTCCATCGCATAGTTGTCGTTGTCGATATAGTCCGCTGCGGCCTGTACGACGCCGAGCCCGGTGAACGGATCTGAAGGATCGGGCAAACGGAAGTGGAGTATTTGATATGGCTCGAACTTGATGGTCTTCGTCTCAAGCTTCAGTTCGTAGCCTTTGACCTGGAACGGGAATGAAGACGTGTCGATGACCGTCTTCATGAGCGATGGATCGAGCGGATAGATCGCGGTCGGCTCGTCGAGTTCGTTCTTCACGCCGTCCAAATACCAATAGGCATTGCCGGTGAGGTCGAGATGCGCCGAGAGCATGTACTTCAGCTCGGGGCCGGTCATGTCCGGGTTCACGCCATCAAGCAAATCCAAAAGGTCGTGGTCGGTCTGCTCCTCGTCGTTCTTGCCATCCACCTGGAAGAGACGCCAGTCGATGTTCATGATGTCGCGGGCGATCGCGTTCACCGAGGCGTATACAAAGCCCCGGTTGTTTGCCATGGCCTTGCCGGCGTCGATGCCACTCGAACTGCCCGGACGATTGATCGCCATCGGGTTCGAGTCGCTGCCGAACTCGCCGAACTTTCCGCCTACCGCCTTGCGGAGGCCATAGATGTCGAACGTGATGTTCTGGCCCTGCTCGTACAGCTCGGGGTCGATGCGGGAGATGAGCTTGCGAAGCTGACGCGCGGGCCAGCTCGGTTTGTTCTTTGCGGTGAGGGATGTGGGGATGAAGCGGTTGCGATCTGCCATGTACTAGACAGCGATAATGTTTCCCTCCGTGACGCGGAAGGCGTGGGCTTTTGCGGCGTCCTGGGCGGAGTACGGGCAGGCGATCGGTTCGGAAATCGTGAGCGGCTGCTTTACTGCGATGTGATGAGTCGTGCCGGTCATGATCGGCAGTCCGCAGAACGGGCAGCTTATGACGATTGTGTAGACGATCCGTTCGGTCCTAATGATGGGTCTGCCTCTGAGCGCCCATACAATCCGTTTGAAAAATCCGGTCGGCGCGGAGGCTGTGGTCGCTATAACGCTGGGACGGAAATAGAAATCGCCCGCTTGCATGGTGGGTTCGGAGATCGCTGTCGAGAGTGCGCCATTGACGGCAAGCATCTCCGCTTCCGTGATGGTGGTCTTATCAATCTCTCGCGCCTGGGTGGCCTTGAGTTCTTGCATGTGGTGGGATTACTCAAACTCTAGCAAACCAGACACTTTCGGCAAGTGGATAACAAAACTGCCTTGACGCCAGTTCAGTGCGAGCCTATTCTGGCTCATCCTCCCCCATAGGAGAAACTTGATGCTAAGAACTGGCTGCCAGGTGAAGTTTCTGCCCCTTCTTGTGCTGTTTGCTCTGTGCGGGTGTAACGGAGGAAGTCCGTTCCACGCCAGCCCGACTTCTGTCGCGAAGACGTTCTACTCAAGCTGTAACGCTGGTGAATATTCCAAAGCTGAGGCCACGCTGACTCCCGACGCAAAGAAGTTTCTGCAAGAGGGCCTCGGGGTTATGGCTGGAGGGATCAAGGGAGTATGCGACAAGATCAGCAGAAACGGAACACTCACTTCCGTGGATGTCACTGACGAGACTATTCGTGGTGAAGGCGCGACTGTTACGGATAAGATTCATTACAAGGACGGAACGAGCATTGACGATCACGGAAATTTTATGAAGATCGATGGCTCGTGGCTCATCACACTCCAGTAGTTGTAAAGCTACATCTCGATCCAGTGGATCTTCGGCAGTTCCAACCCCTGATTCGCGAGCCCCTGCAGCAGGTACACGAGCGCGTCGTTCAAGTCGTCGTGCGACTCCACCCCAAGGTTGAATATCTGGCCTAGCAGTTCCTCGCATCCGCTCCGGGGGAATAGCACCGTGCCATTCTTGATATACGGCGCTACGACCTGCAACCGGGCGCGCTTGTCGCCCAGCGGCTTCATAGGCACGACCGGGATCATCATGCGCTCCATCTCCTGGATCGCCGCCTTCTGATACGCCACGTCCTCCACAAAGAAGATGTTTGCGCCCTTGAGTTCGCCCGGAATGGACCGCACCTTCTGCAGGAAGTTGTGGAAGGTAACGTGCTCGTTGTACGGGTCCCGGTTGATATAGATCTTCGGTGCGCCGTCCAGGTAGTACACCTCGCCGCTCACGATGCTCGTATAGTCCGCATTCTCCTTCTGCGAGATCGCAAGGTCGATGCCGTGGCCCTTGATCGCCGCAAGCTGGCCGGTCGGCTTTTCGTCGTAGTAGTGAATGTCCTCCGGCGTGATTATCTGGTCTTCTTCGGGGACGATCTTCAAAAGCATCTCCCGCTGCCACGGGATTGCGCCCATGTCGCGCTCGCGGTCTTTGAGCGATTGTGCGGTGGGATACATTGCGGGCCATGTGCATACGCCATCGTCCGTGATGAGCGGGAATTCAAGGCATTTGAAGCCGGTTCCTGGCGCCTTCAGGCGGGACAGCAACGCGTCCATGTGGAGCAAATTGCCGATGACGACCAGCTTGCCTTTGCGGGCGTCGAGTCCCGGCATGACCTCGGAATGCAGCCAGCGGTCGGTCTTGTCGCGGTTTTCCTTCGTGCGTACCCATTCGCCGTCTTCCGGGTCATCCACTACTACAAGCTTCGGGCGGTGCTGCAGGTGGCGAAGTCCGCGCACCTTCTGGCCGCGTGACCTCGCAAGGATGCGGACGCCGTTTGACAGGACGATGTTCTGCTTCTGCCATTCCTCGCCTTCGCCCTTGAGCGCGAAGTCCTCGATCACCTTGCCTGTGATCTCGCCATAGTCCTGCTTGATGAGGCTGTTTGTCTCAAGCTCGTGCTTTATGGCGCTGATATTGAGCGTTGCCTGCCGTGCAGAGTCGGCAATGAGGATGATGAACGGGAACTTGTCGGGGTATTCGAGTGCGGCCCAAAGGGGAAGCGCCAAGCTGCCGAACGTGCTTTTGCCTGATCCGCGAAAGCCGATGATGAGCAGACGCCGGAGTTCCTCGCTCTCCAGCGAATGGATAAGTTCTGGATGGAAGAGTGCGGGCGGATCGGTGAAATAGCCGGACAGGTAGACGAGGGAAAACCCGAGGAGATGTTGCCTCGTTTGCCTGCGTGCCTCATAGGTGTCGAATGCGAAGCTATTGGGTTCGGGCGGTTGTGGGTGTTGCATCCTCCGGAGGGGCGGGTAAGAGTTTCCAGTTTTCGAAGACGGCGATTATCGCTTGCTTCTTTTCATCTGGTAGAGGGGTGTTGCGAATTACCGCGTCGAGCGTCCCAAGCTTGCGATCGAACACGCCGGCGTCGAACAGCTTCTCGAACACCGCATTATGCGATTCGCGGATCTCACGCAATGCCGCTACTCGGTCTTGCTTGCGGGCAAAGGGATCTGTTGCGATGCTCCATGCGACGCGCACTACCTC